AATAGGCGACGAGATCGTCGCCTTTGATCCTATAACAATGTTTAGGATCTACGACTGCACATATGGAGTCGTGCAAAATGGACAAAATTGCCCATGAAGAAGGGAGACCCATAAAAGTCCCCCGAAAGACGGGAATACCGTCAACCTTGGACCCGTATACACAACACGAGTCCATACCGATTTGTTGACAAAACAGATCGATCGCATCTCTGTTAAGCCACTCCGTGGCAGCAGAGAGATCGGCAGAGTATAACACTCTGTCAGCGCTCCGGCAAATGCCGAAGTCAATTTTCTCAAGGTTTGGATCCTTGAGAGGCTCGGACATCGTAACCCCGACGTCCATAAGATAAGCGTAAAGAACTTCACGCCAAGCGTGGCTTTCAGCCACAGTTGAAGGGTCGTTAGCAGTAACAACTCTGTATTTCCATCCGAATTCACGGATAAAAGTCTGATGAGAATCATCAGAACGAACATCTGAAAGAAATGATTCAGGTTTTAAACGGTCCACACGGGTAAGTGCGGACAGAACCTTCCTATTCTTAGAGGAAGGGTATGCCGTATCACGAGAGATACGGCGAAAGGGCTCCAAATAGGCGGCCCTACCACCAGCCTTACGGGAAAACCCTAAGGCTGATGACGCTCCAGCGAAATGGAACGGAGATAACTTCGGTAAAGGCAATACCGAAGAAATATGTCGTGCGACATTTCGCACGACATTCAAAGTGCGGGTTGAAGAACAACCCGGTGTACTGACAATTTTCCAGTACTGTTCTTTAGCTAATTCTAAAGACAAAGGCGTTACCGGCTGCGGTAATGCACGTCTCCACTTACAAAATTGGAGTAATTTACTTGCCTTTCGGCAAGTAGATAAAGGGCGAGGTAAAACTTGCCCAAGAGTTACTCTGGAAATATTTCCAGAGAAAACTTCCGAAATAATTCGGTTTAACCATAGCTTAATTTCAGCTATGGTTGTATCAGGTCTTTGCAAAAAGACCTTAAAACGTCGGTCAAAGAAAAGGCCGACGTACACAGACCCCGCAACATGGGGTCCGAACGCGCTGCAAATTGCAGCGCGATATCCTCGACGTAAAACGTCAAAGGATGTAGATAGCAATCTTTTCTCGCGAGAGAAGATCGCAGATTCTACCGTATG